TTCAGGAATTACAAACTGAATTCATATATCAGTCAACTTCCTGATTCATCGGTCATTGGCATTCCTGATACAATCAAATTGAAAGAGAACTTCAAACCTGTGATACCCTATACACAATTGGTTCAGCCCCAGAGAATTCTTCTCTACGACTTCTATCGAAACAGTAGCAATTCGACTAAACCCCAGGCTTCTGATTCAACAGCGGTTACTTCGAATAGGATTAGTAGAGAAGATTCTCTGGTCCAATTTACCTTGGATAAAAACCAATTGAATCTAAGTTTATTCAACAAAGAAACAAACTCCTATTCAACGAGAATGTTTAACATGGACTTAGGTAAGTATAAGTACAATTGGTATGAAGGTCAATTAACTCAAAAAAGAATTAGAAAACTAACTCTAAGTCCATACGTTTATGGTAAATATAGGGTCTTTAATCAAATGTTAGATATAGGGACAGGCCTTTCAATCAAGACTACTAATTTCAATTATAAACTTGGTATAAATGCTTTTCATTATCCGAAGTTCTTTTCGGGAATAAAAGCTGACTTAGAGTTTTCAGTAACATATAACTTTTGATTATGGCAAAGAAGATTAACATAGAAACTAACACATCTGCTCTTACAAGGGAAGAACTAGCAACACTTGCTAAAGTTAGTAATGATGTTTTTTACTTTAGCCTTTTCACTTATGTGATACACCCTATGAGGGGAAAGGTAAGATTTGAACTTTACCCGTATCAAAAATCGGTTCTGTATAACTTCGTAAAAGAACGTTTCAATATTCTGCTTAAGTTCAGGCAGGCAGGTATTACGGAGCTTATATCTATGTACTGCCTATGGTTGGCAATGTATCATCCTAACAAGAAGATTAACATTATCTCAATCAAGGACACAACAGCAAAGAAGGTACTTAAGAAGATTAAGTTCATGTACAAAAACCTGCCATGGTATTTACAGACACCGATTATAAATGGTCGTTCGGGAGAATATGGTTCTGCATCAATGATAGAGTTCGATAATGGCTCATTCATAGAATCTATCCCAACGTCTTCAGAAGCCGGTCGTTCAGAATCTCTATCCTTACTGGTAATTGATGAAGCAGCAGTAGTTAGATGGGCAGCCCAAATCTGGGCTGCCGCTTTTCCTACTCTTTCCACTGGTGGAGCTGCTATCATCAATTCCACTCCTTATGGAGTTGGTAACTTCTACCACTCAACTTGGGTTGATGCTATTGCAGGTGGAAACCCATTTAACCCACTACGATTGTATTGGCAAATGCACCCAGAACGAGATATTAATTGGTACAATGAAATGTCTTCTGCTCTTGGAACAAAAAGAACTGCACAAGAAATCGATGGTGACTTCTTATCATCTGGAAATACGGTCTTCGACTTAGCTGATATCAAAGCTATCGAAGACTGTCTTAGTGATTATCCGGTTATTAAGAAAAGATTCAATGGTCAATATCGGCAATTCTTAGAACCAGCACCAGATAAGGAATATTTCATTGGTGCTGACGTTTCAACTGGTAGGTCTTCTGACTACTCTGCATTTACTTGCATGGATAAACAAGGAGAAGAACAAGCAGTATTCAAAGGTAGACTTTCAGTAGATAAGTATGCAAGGTTACTTGGAGATACAGGGCATTTGTTTAACTTTGCTACCATTGCTCCAGAATCCAATGATGTTGGATTAGCAGTAACTTCTGCTCTTCAAACTGAAGGTTATCCTAAACTGTATTATTATCAGAAAATGCTTAAGAAGAAAGGTAAATCTAGACCTGAGGTAGATAAATCTCCAGGATGGTTAACTACACAAAAGAACCGTTCTGTTATTGTAGAGGGACTTGAACAGGATATTCGAGAAGATAATATCACTGTTAAAGACCCTTTCTTTGTTCAAGAAGCATATACCTTCATATATGATGGTTTAGGTAGGCCAGTTGCAATGGGTAAGCATAGAGCTAATAATTCTACAGTAGATGTAGACCTAGAGGGGGATGTATATGCAGATGACTCTATATTCGGTAAAGCAATCTGTAATCACATAAGAAAAGGAAAAACTAACGTAATAGTACAACCGAAATGAAAAAGCTCAATTTTAATTGGAGTTGGGGTAGAAAGAAAGACCCACCTCCTGAATCAAACAAGGAGCCAAGCAAGCCAAAAGCTGCTGCTATATCTCCTGGTAGAGTATCAGTAGATGAAGATAACTCTTTACTCAGTACTCTGAAAGGGATGACCGTAATGGTAGATCCTTCTTTTCGTGTTGAAGTAATCCCTTTGATTCGTGATTTATATAAGGTAAATCCGGATATGGGCATTGCTTTGCAGGATATGTTTAAGTTGGCAAACACAGGTCATACGGTAACATTCCCAAATAATTCAGATGCTGAAGCAGATAAGATGAGAAAACATCTTACCGAAGCTACAAAGAAATGGTCCAGGTATACTGCTGGTATAGACGGTCTAGTTAATAAGATGATTGTACAATGCCTTGTTAGTGGAGCTATATCTGTTGAAGGAGTTCCTAATGATAGGCTAGAAGGTTTAGATACAGTCTTATTCCTTAGACCAGAGAACATTGTTTTCAAAAGGGAGAATAATGGAGTATATTCTCCTTACCAGAGGAATAAGAATTACTTTGTTAAGCACCAAGATTATATCAAACTAAACCCAGAAACTTATGTGTATGCTGGTATGTTTAATGATACCGATGAACCTTATGGGATTCCTCCTTTTATGGCAGCATTGGATTCATTAAAAGGTCAACATGATATGAAGGTTAACTTCAAACACATAATGGAGATGGTTGGTATGGTAGGATTCTTGGAAGCTAAGATGACTAAACCAGACCAGAATCCTAATGAAAGCTTACAAGCTTACCAGAATCGTCTTGAACGTACACTAAAGGATTTGAAAAGAAATCTTCGTAATGGCATGAAGGACGGAATAGTAACGGGTTATATTGATGACCATGAGTTTAAACTCAATTCAACTACCAAGGAGCTTGGTAATATTGAGAAACCCTGGAACATGAATCAGCAATCAGTTGCAAATGGTTTGGGAGTTAATGGAAACCTTATTGGAGTTAGTTCAACAACGGGAGAGGGAGCAACGGGTATAATGCTGTCTAAATTAATCAGCCAGTTAAAAAATATCCAAATGCTTGTAACTTATGTATTGGATTTTCTTTATTCTCTAGAACTGCGTCTGGCAGGCTTTGATAATAAGGGAATAAAGATATCATGGGGAACTTCAACTATCTCGGATGAAGTTAAGGTTCAACAAGGTCTTCAGTATAAAATCCAAAACCTGGATTTATTATATAAGGCTGGTATCATTAGCCAAGACCAATATGCTTGGGCAATGGGTTATGATTCTCCTGATGAGAATGAACCAAGAGTTTCACTTGAGGACCAATTTGCTAAAGGCGGTAACTCAGACCCTCAAGAAGGAACTAAGAAGAAGCAAAGGCAAGATGATAAAAATCAATCTGCTCGTAGGTCAAGAGATAAAACTAATCCGGCTCCATCTCGTGGAGACCAAAATACAAAAGCAAGATGAGTAAATTTACTAAAAGAAACAAAGAGCATCTTGATTCAATGGTGATTGGCCAGGGTCATACCATTATGGCTGGGTATATCCCAGAAGCAGTTGGAGCCCAGGCTTTCTCAGAGAATTATTACAAATGGAAGACTCCGACACCGGATACCATTGCTCAATTTGGATTTTGGGGAGGGGATATAGATTATAATACCTATTATCCAAACCTTGATAAATCGGAACTTACTCCGAAGGACGAAGAGTTCATAGAACCAATGTTTAGGTTACTTTCTGAAACGATTGTATCCAAGAACTGGAATCCTACTGACTTTGGTCAGAATGGAGTACTTAAGGCTTCCATGAAACTGTTACTCGGGCAAACAGTAAATTGCGACCATGAAACAAATATTGGTAATGCAATTGGAGCTGTATCTCAAGTAATGTGGCAGGAGTCTTATAAGGATGGAAGCTTTACTATACCTGCAGGTATCAACGGTATTTTGAAGATTGATGGTAAAGCTAACCCAAGAATTGCTAGAGGTATTCTCATGGAACCTCCTTCAATTCATAGTAACTCGGTAACAGTACAGTTTAAGTGGGATAAATCACACCCAGGAATGGAAGATGGTGAATTCTATCAAAAACTTGGTACTTATGACTCTAAAGGTGAAATGGTTCGTAGAATAGTTACTGAGGTAGTTCGATATATGGAAACATCCCTGGTATCTCATGGAGCTGATTCATTTGCTCAAAAGATTGGTGAAGATGGTAAAATCATTAATCCAACCTTTGCAAAAAGAACCTGGTCTTCTTATGAGGAATATCGGGATGACAAGTCCAAACAGTACTTCTTTACTGACTACAAAACGGACTTCAACTCATTCCAAGAAAAGGACAATACTCCAGATTCTTTTAATGATAATGGTACCCAAGAAAATCATAATCCTAATAAAGAAAATATGAACAAAGAATTGCAAGAATTTTTAGAAAAGCTTTTCGGAGATAATATGTTATCTCTGGCAGAGGGCAAAGAAATGACTCAGGAAGAAGTTATTTCTTGTATTCAAAGCTTGGTATCATCCAAAAACAGTCTTCAGACAACGGTAGATAATCTTACTACAGAGAAATCTTCTCTTACAGAACAGATTACCAACCTGAATGCAGAAGTTGCAAACTTGAAGGAAATGGCAACTGTAGGAAAGAATCACATTGCTTCTCTCCGTGAAAATGCTGTTACTACTTACAAGAAGTTGATGGGTGACAAAGCCGATGAAACTATTGTTACAATGTTGAATGCCGAAACTACTGGCATCGTTACTCTCATCTCCTTAACTAAGGATTATCAGAGTCGTCTGGAAGAAAAATTCCCAATGGTATGTGCAAGCTGTGGTTCTCATGATGTAAGCCGTGCTTCTTCTGTTGCAGAGACTGATGAAAAGACTGGAACTCAGAAACCTGCAACTACTTCGAATGCAGAAGCCAAGTCTACTTCGGAAACCCTCGAAGACTTGTATAAGAAGAAATTCAAGTAATAATCGATAAATATCACTGTTATGACTAAAATCGTAAATAAAGACCAGCCAATGACGCTGTTTGGGGAAAAGACCCCAAGAGCGGTGATTTACAAAAGTGAATCACACAAATTGCACCAAGCTTTCTGTGTAAAAGATGGTGAAACAATTTTGCAAGGTATGCCGGTAGCTCTTGGAGAGGACGGTTTAATTGAACCTTACACTGAACCTACTCAGGTATATATCGGAGTGGCAGTAACCGACAATGTAAATCCTGCTTACCAAGCACAGAACAAATTCCCAGTAGAGGTAACTGTTGCTGTGGAAGGTTACATGATTTGTAACTGGGTATCAAACGGAAATATCGAAGCTGGCTATGTAACTCCCGATGGAGAATTGCTTAACGACAGATTCGTAAAAGCTAACCAAGCAACTTCAACCCAGTTCATTGCCCTCAATCCAGCAGAAGAGGCAAATGAGGTAATTCAAGTACTCATCAAATAAGAGAAAAGAAAGTTATGGAAAATAAGATTGATATTACAAAAATGAAGGCTCAGGACTTTATGAATGAGCTGCCGGAAATGGTAAGAAGCTTGGAAGCTGTTCGTTCCGGTTCACAGGATAAGAAGCCTGTAGAAGTAACCTTTGAAGAATTGGTTACAGGTAAATGGGGAATTTCACAGGATGAACTCTTCGAAAAGGTGGGCATCAATCCAAAGGTTGATACCATGCAGAACATATTTACTATGCCTCAGCAGAATATCCGTTGGATTGTTCCGGAGATTATCCGTGCTGCTATCACTCTGGGTATGCGTCAAGCACCGTTCTATCCGAACATCATCGCTTCAGACCAATCCATTAACGGATTGCAAGCAATTATGCCGATGGTTAATATGTCGGATGCTGCTCCTGCAAAGGTTAACGAAGCAGAAACTATTCCCTTGGGTGATGTTAGTTTCGGACAAAAATCAGTTAGCCTCTTCAAAATCGGAAAGGGTTTCAAACTTACTGATGAAGTTCGTAACTATGTTTCACTCGATGTCTTGGGGATCTATCTTCGTGACTTTGGTGTTCAGTTGGGTTATGCTTTGGATACTCTGGCTATGGACGTGGCTATCAATGGTAACAAACCTGATGGTTCAGAATCTGCCCCAGTAATTGGTGTATACGAAACAACCAATGGTATTACTTACAAAGATTTGCTGCATATCTGGGTACGTGCTGCTCGTATGGGACGTAACTTTACTACTATGATTGGTGGTGAAGACCAGGCAATCGAAATGCTGAACTTGCCGGAATTCAAAGAACGTCATTCTGGTACAACTGAAGCTACACTGAACGTGAAGTCTCCGGTACCTAAGAATGCTAACTTCTATATTCACCCGGGAACACCTGACCAACATTTGCTGTTGATTGATACAACTGCTGCCTTGATTAAGCTTACCGCTCGTCAATTGATGTTGGAATCTGAAAGAATCGTTTCTAACCAAACTGAGGCTGTTTATGCAAGCTTAACTACTGGCTTCTCCAAGATGTACCAAGATGCTGCTCTGTTGCTGGCTGCAGATAAGAAGTTCTCTGAATTCGGATTCCCAGAATTCATGAACGTAGATCCTTACCTGATGGTTAATCTTGAATAAGAACGTCCGGTTTCATCTATATAAATTCCCAGAGAGGGTGGGTAACTAAAAAGACCCATCCCCTCTTTAATCAACTTTTATTTTAATCTTAGGAAATATGGCTAAAGATAATAAATACACAGTAACTGTAGGACCAAGAGCTTACAGTTTTCATGACCAATCAACTGGTATTACCATTTGTAGAGGAGAAGAAAAAGAATTGAGTGCTCGACAGTACAGAACTAAAAAGATTCAGATGGCTTTGAATTCAGGTCACCTGCGTTTGGTTCTTGATAAGAAAGCTGTCGACAAATACTCCAATGATGACATCGATAAGTTGGAAAAGAAACTGAATGCTCAGTTCGAAAAAGGTATGGAAATCAAAAAGATTGCCAAAGCCTATACTCTCGAAGAAGCAACCCTTATCGCTGCTCGTCACGAAATTGTTGCCGACAAAGGTGATACAGTTGAAACTCTGATTCAGGTTCTGTTGGAAGAGTTCGAAGAATCTAAAAAATAAGATACCATGGACAATCTAGACTTTGTAGCTATTGCGAATGGTCTGGAAGTTTCATTTAGAGTATTAACCAAAGTCCCAGCCAAGGCCATTTTTGACTGGGACTTTGGTGATGATAAGGGGTCCGTTTATGATGTTAAACAACCTACTTATACTTATGAAAAGTCCGGATTCTATACAGTAGCGTTGAACATAACGAACTCCGAAGGACTTAACTTAAATGCAACTAAAACCGTAATTGTAAATACCGAGTCTAAAACTACATTAACCGATAGTATATATAACCTAATCAATTATTACATTCCTTCAGAAATCTCAGATGGTATGTCATCAGAAGAGAAAGCAATGTACATAACTAAATGGCAATTATATATCTTCCCACTAGTAAATCATATTATACCACCAGATAAATATAATGATGAATTATGGTATGAGGGACTAGAAAACCAATTAATTATGGAATTGGCAGTATGGGATTATCTCAATATACAAATACAAAATATCCTGTTGGTTGCAGGAAACAGTTTTAGAGAAATTATCTCCACTGAATCTACTGGACCAGACCAAGATGGTGATTCACCTGGAGAACATGCTAGAGGAGATAGGATAAAACAAATTACTACGGGTCCTACTGAAGTACAGTATTATGATAAGATATCTGAAAGTATATCTAGCTTATGGAGTACTTATTCAAAGATGATCCAACCTGGAGGATATATGGATGAACTAAGAAAGAATCTATGTATGCTGGCATCTAGGTTAGAGATATACTTACCATTCTGTGATCAAATCGAACGGTTAGTAGTACCAAAAGTAGTAAATCATCGAAAACCAACTCCTTTGGGAGGACCTAATCCAACAGCCCCCCTCAATAAAGCAAGTAAACCTTCGTTAACCATAATAGATAAGAAATCATGACAAAAGAACCTTGGAGAATGGTTAAGAACCATTCTTGGAATAGGTATAAAAAGATTATCACTGATTTCTTAGACTGGGATGCTGGAAGACAAACAATTACTTGGGCTAAACATGTTAATCAATATCTAAATCATGCTGAGGATGATAGCCCAAGATATTATAATATTCCCATAGAAGCTTTATGCTATTACAATGCTTTTAGGAATTGGCCTATTAATAAGGCTACTGTTTCTGGAGAATTAGATGATGAGAACCTTTCTATACTTATTTCAAAGAATTACATAGAACAAATCGGATATCTCAATCAGGAAGGTTATTGGAACTTTAACTGGTCTGAGGATAGATTTGTTATCAATGGGATAGTATATAAACCTTCTGGAGATACTCAAGTATCTCAGGCTAAAGATGAAGCTTTGGTATTCTTGGTAATCCTCAAAAGGGATAGAGATACTAAAATCAAATTCGTAGAACAAAATCCATAAAGATATGAAAATGTTAATGTTACGTTTCACCAAGCTTAACAATGTAGAGGGCGATTGGTGGGACAGTAATCTTATAATCTTGAATGGACCTTCTGGAGTTCACATAGAAATGCCTGGTACTGGTAATTCGGCTACTACCATGCAATCTATGACTGGTATGAAGTTCGTATCAAATTACCAAGATTACTTTGGAGAGGTATGGGATAAAGATATACCTCATATAGGCTTTGGCCAAGTTATTAAGTTCAGAGTTAGGAAATTACCTGATTATGCCGTAGTAGTTGGGGATATAGAGGATGGAGGAGATGTTGACCCAGATAATCCAGATGATATCCCAAATGCTTTTGCTGGTAAAGAAAAAGAATACTTCCATGGTAATAACTCAGAACTGTTATTGGGAAAGAATAAAGTAACACCTTAAAATATATACATATGTACGTTAGTAAATACTACACTTGCGAAGAGATTGACCAACGGCTATTACAGGGTTATTATGATGACTCTTTGGCTCATGGTTTTGTTGGAACTCTTAAAGAGTTCTGGGCATTCTTCTTATCAATTGCAAACAAGGTAGATAAGAAAGAAGGTTGGGATTTGTCAGAAAATAACTTCTCTGATGAATTGCTAGAAAAACTGAATGGAATTGAGGAACATGCTAACTACGTTACTAAAGTTTCTCAACTAGAAAACGATTTGAAATATCAGACTCAAGAACAAGTTGAGAAATATATACATGACTTAGTAGATGGTGCTGATGATGCTTTGGATACATTAAAGGAATTAGCTGAAGCATTAAACAATGACCCGAACTTTGCTACCAATATCACTAACCGATTAACTGAATTACGTACTCAATTAGAAGCTGAGGTAACTAGAGCTAAGAACCGTGAAAACGAATTAGCTTCTCAGATTAAGATTGTGAACGATAACTTGGTTAACTCGGTTAATACGTTGAATGCAACTATCCTTAAAGTAGTACAAGATATTACTAGGATGATAGAAGCAATCAATGCTCGTATTCAAAAGGTAGAAGACCGGGTTGGTGATTTGGAAGTAGAAACTGACAATAACTTAACTGAAGCTAAAGAATATGCTAAGGAATTGGTAGATAAGGAAGCTGCTGAACGTAGAGCTGCTGATGAGAAACTGACCGAGGCTGTTCATCAAGTACAGTTAGACCATACTAGGGATATTGCCGACTTAAATAATAAGATTCTAACCGAGGCTTCAGAAAGAGCAAATGCAGATGTAGCATTAGAATCTAAACTGAACACCGAAATCAGTGATCGTAAAACTGCAGACCAAGAACTTGAATCCAAGATTAATGCTGAAGCTGCAGCTCGTACTGCTCAGGATGAAGTATTACACCAACAGATTGTAAAGGAAACTTCTGACCGTCAGAATGCAGATAATGGTTTACAGCAGAACATTACTCAAGAAGCTCAGAACCGTCAGAATGCAGATACTGTACTTCAGAACAATATTGATAACGAGAAAGAAACTCGAATTGCTCAAGATGAAATCCTTGACCATAAGATTGAGGATTTGAAAACTCAGGCCGGTACAGATAAAACCGAATTGCTTGAAAAACTAGAGCAAGAAAAACAAGAACGTATTGCTGCCGATAAAGACTTAGATAATCGTAAGGTAGATAAAAGAGAAGGCTATTCTCTTACTAAAAACGACTTTACCGATATTCTCAAGGCTAAATTGGATGGCATTGAAGAACATGCTAATTATATCACAAAAGTATCTCAGCTTATCAATGATGCTGGTTATCAAACTGAAGCAGATCTTCAAGCAGCTATTGAAAAGATTATTGGGGAAGCTCCAGAGGTTCTTGATACTTTGAAGGAGATTGCAGATGCTTTGGGTAATGACCCAAACTTTGCAACTACAATTACCAAGAAATTGGCTGCTATTACCGAACAGTTGAATCAAGAAATTACTAATCGTACAGAAGCTGATGCCCAGGTACAGGCTAATGTAGATAAGGAAGTTACTGAACGTAAAGAAGCCGATACCGCTCTTGAAGCTAAACTAAAAGAATACGTTGATAACGAAGTAGATAAGATTACTGGTAACACTGATGGTATTCAAGCTAGTCTGAATAAGGAAATCCAAGATAGAAAAGATGCCGATGCTGCATTACAAGCTGCTATCACTAAGGAAGAAACGGATCGTAAGGCTGCAGATACTGCATTAGATACTCGAGTAACAGCAAATGCTACTAAGATACAAGAATTGGCTTTATCTATTCAGGATGCGGTAAATACTGTTAAGAATGAACTCCAGGCTAAGATAGATGCTTTGCAAACAGAAGTAAATACTAACAAGGCAAATATCCAACGTAATACTGACAGATTAAATGACCAGATTACTAAGGAAGCTGAAGATTATGCTGAATTAAAAGGCATGGTTAATGCAGAAGCTGAAGCAAGAGCCAATGCTGATACTAATCTTAAGTCTCAGGTAGATAAGGTAAATATCGACTTGAACACTGAGGTTTCAAAGAGAGAAGCCGGTGATACTGTTTTACAGCAGAATATCGATAAGGAGATCTCTGATAGAACTTCAGCAGATACTTTATTAGATAATAAGTTCACTGGCTTGATAAATACTGAATCTACTGCCCGGGCAAATGAAGATGAGAAAATCAATGCTCGAATCGACCAGGAGATTAAAGATCGTAAGGCAGGTGATGATGCTTTAAGCACCAGAATAGATAGCCTCAATAGTGGAGTAACCGGTTCTTTAGATGAGCTCAGGGAGAAAGTAACTAATAACACTACTGCTATTCAAACCGAAGTAGAAAGAGCTAAGGCTGCTGAACAAACTCTTAAGGATTCTCTGACTACAGCTATGGAAAATCACAAAGATGATTTGGTAGCTATATCTAAAGATATCAATGATGAGGCTCAAAGTAGACTACAAGAAGATACCAAGCTTCAGAATAATATTGATACCGAAACCCTTAATCGTACTCAGGCAGACACTCTGTTAGAGAATAAGATTACTCAGGAAGTATCAGATAGAGTTCAGGCTGTTGAAAACTTGAATGACCGAAAGGTTGATAAAGTAGATGGCAAAGAGCTTTCTTCAAATGACTTTACCGACTTATTAAAAGCTAAGTTAGATAATATCCAGGAATTTGCTAACTACATTACTAAGGTATCTCAGTTGGAAAACGATTCTAACTATCAGAATGCCGAACAAGTAGAAGCTGCAATCCAAAAGGTTATTGGTTCTGCTCCTGGAGTATTAGATACACTAGAAGAGATTGCAAAAGCATTGGGAGATGATCCTAACTTTGCAACTACAATTACTAATAAGCTGACTGAACTTAAAGGTATTATAGATAAGGAAATCTCCGATAGAACTGCAGCTGATGAACAAGTTACTCAGAAGTTTACTGAATTAAGTACTACTCTTAATGCTACAGTAAGTGAACTGAGAACTTTCGTAACAGAAACTCGTTCTGAATTATTAACAAAGGCTCAGGCTCAAGATGAATTAATTGCCAAGAATACTGCTAATATTCAACGTAACCTAGAATTAATTCAGGGATTACAAAGTAATCAGAATACTGGCTACCTTGAAATCAAGGAACTATTGAATACAGAAATCGAGGCTAGAAAGGCTGAGGATATTCGTATTGAAGCTAAAGTAGATAAGAATACTCAGGACCTTACTACAGAACGTAATGAGCGTATTGCTGCCGATAAAGTTCTCCAGGATAATATTGATGCTGAAGAAGCTGCAAGAATTGCTGCTGATAATGCTCTGGGTAAACGTATAGATAAAGAAATCGAGGATAGAAAAGCAGCTGATACCGCACTTGAGAATAAATTTAATGATATCACTAATGGTTTAGATGAACGTCTTCAGAAAGAAGAAGCAACTTCAGAAGCTTTACCCTTAACTATGGTTACGGAAATTGATCCGAACTTGGTTATCAACGGTACTTCTGCTGAAGTAAACTTTAAGAGTTCTGTAAAAGAAGAGGGCAATCTCTATGGAGAACCTATGCCTCGTAAGTTTGCTATACCTTCTGCTACAGATGCTAAAGCAGGTCTTCAGTCAGCAGCCGATAAGAAGAGATGGAATTCTATGCCTAATGATTATATCACGGGAGCTAGTTATACACCTAAGGCTAGTGTGGTTACTACTAACATAAGTAGAAGTACATATAACTCCGATGAAGGTATACAGAAATCTAATGATTTCACTGTAGATATCCCCGCTTCTACTGCTGAGAAAGCCGGTGTACAAACTGCAGCAGATAAGAAGTTATTTAACTCTATTCCTCAGACTGTAGTAGTTGGAGAAGGAGCAACTTCAGATGCTAATAAAGTTACAGTATCAGTAAACAGAAAAACTGTAAACGAAGGAATATATAAAGATGATAATACCACTTTTAATTTACCAGTAGCCTCAACTACTAAAGCTGGTACTATGACTGCTGCTGATAAGGTTAAGTTGGATGAAACTTTACCCCAGCAGATTGCTAAGGAAATCCAAGACAGAAAAGATGCCATTGAAGCCTTGAAGAATTCTTCCGAAGCTTCCCTTGCTCAAGAAATCGAGGATAGAAAAGCAGCTGACCAGGCATTGGACACTAAATTTACTCAGGCTATCAAAGAAGAGGCAGATGCCCGTGCTGAATACGACCAGGTTCAGATGCAAAAGATTCAGGAAGAAGAAGAAGCCAGAGCTGCTGCAGATACCGCACTTGAAAATAAGTTACAAACCAACATCAATAACTTAGAAAAGAAACATGATGATTTTGTAGCAACTAAGGGTAAGGCTAATGGATTTGCATCTTTGGATGGTAAGGGATTAGTACCCTCTAGTCAATTGCCTTCTTATGTTGATGATGTTATCGAAGCTTATGCTACTTATGATATCAGTGAAACTGGAAAGCTGAGCAATATTAAATTATATTCTGACCCAGATCATGCTAATCCTATTACTGGAGAATCAGGTAAGATATATTTGAATATTACCCAGGATGAACCATCTTATCAATTCCGTTGGTCAGGTACTCAGTTTGTAGATAGTAATACTTCTTCACTGATACTTGGAGAAGTTACTGGTACTGCTTATGATGGAGGTAAGGGTAAAGCTTTAGCTAATTGGAGAAAATCTCTGAATAATAATCTAAAGTTTTATTCTCATATTAAGGATAACGAAGCTTGGACTAGAAAGGCTACCGAAGTTAGATTAAATTTCGATTGTTCAGATTTTGATAATACTGCAACTATAAATACTTATAGTCAACCTATCCCAGCTGCTACCAAAGACTTAGCAGGTGTACAAACTGCAGCAGATAAGAA